ATGGAGAGATCTCTCCCGAAAACGTGAGCGTAAGTCATGATCAAGCCTGAACTGGTCACAGTTGATGGGGTCAAGGTTGATACTGTCTCAGATCGGCTGCAATCGGTTTTTGAACCGTCATCAGCTCAACTCTTTGGGCATTCCACGCCTAGATTGCACACTCCCCTGAATGATTTGCCGTCTCGCGGCTTTGAAGTCATCGATCTGGCCGCTGAATTAAAGCTGGACTTGATGCCATGGCAGAAATTCGTCTTGGAACATGCTCACAAAACTTTGCCCGATGGGCGATGGCGTACGCCAGTGGTTGGAACGACGGTCGCTCGTCAGAATGGCAAATCATTTCTGATGAACATGCGCATCATTGCCGGGCTATTTCTCTGGGATGAACCAGTGCAAATTGGATCGGCTCATCGACTTTCAACATCATTTGAGCAGTTCCGAAATCTCGAATCAATCATTGCCAACAATGACTATCTTTCAAAGCAAGTCAAAAGAATTAGATTGCGTCATGGAGAAGAAGAAATTGAAACTCTGAAGGGATCTCGATTTATCATCCGCGCATCTGGGTCAGCATCGCGCGGCGTCTCTGGCGTTTCAACTTTGCATCTTGATGAGCTGCGCGAAATGCGTGATCTCGAAACGTATTCCAGCCTTCGTTATACCCTGATGGCCGCTAAGAATCCGATGGTGCTCAGCTATACAAATGCCGGGGAGTCCACGTCGCTAATTCTCAACCAATTACGTGAAAGAGCCATGGCCGCAATGGCTGGAGCTGATGATCCTGAGATTGCATACTTTGAATGGTCATCCCCCAATGACGTGATTTCGCTGGAGAATGCAACTTATTCCAACCCAGCCTTGGGTCGAACCATTAACATCAACAACATCAAGTCGGTTCTAAATGATGATCCAACGGTTGTGATGACCGAAGTTATGTGCAGATGGGTACAAACCATTACTGGCGTGGTCGATGCTGAAAAGTGGAGACAATGCGGTGATTCAGAGCTTGATCTTGATGTAGAGAAGCTGACATGGCTGGCAATCGATGTTTCCCCAGATCGAAAGCATTGTGCATTAGTCGGGGCTCAAAAAATTGGCCAAGAATCATTCGTGGTCAAGCTGCTGCACACTTGGCAAAACGATGGACATCTTGATGATCGAGCGGTGGCGAATGATGCCGCCTTCTATTGTCGCAAATATCCGATCGAGCATCTTCTATATTCTCAAAGAGCTGCTGGATCGATTGCTGGACGATTAAAACCAGCTGGCATTCCAATTTTGGACATGGATCCGAAATACCCACAGAGCTGCGATGAGCTGCTCGGCGCGATTGATTCTGGTCGGCTTCGCCATAACAATTCGGCAGAACTATCAGCGCAGATTCTTTCGGCGGTCAAATTCCCACGTGGCGACGCTGGATGGGTTATTGGTCGTCGTGGCCAAGCCATTGTCTGCGCCGCCGTTGCCACAGCAATGGTGACGCACTTTGCGACACGCCCAGAGACGGAAATCGATATTTTGGTGGGTTGATCCTTGACATTTGAGAAAATTCTGTCATGGGATTATTTGATCGCAAACGCACTATTGAAACTGTCGCGCCAATGCGCGGTGCTGATGTAGCTGCGCAAATTGGGCCAGCCCCAACACTGGACGCATTTTATCCTTTCGGTGGAGCTGATTATCTTGCAACTCGCGAAGAAGCCATGGGTGTCCCAGCTCTTGCTCGCGCAAGGAATATGATTTGCAATTCAATTTCTACTGTTCCACTAATTACTCGCGACAAAACAACAGGACAAATTGTTGATCAACCCGTTGTTATTTCCGAACCGGACAAAAGAGTTCCGGGAGCAGTTTCATGGTGTTGGGCGGCTGAAGATTTATTGTTCACAGGTTTTAGTTATTTTCAAGTGATGTCGTTATTTGCAGACACTGGACGCGTTCGAGAAATGTGGCGCGTTGCTCCAAATCGCGTAGGCGTTTTCTTAAATGACAAAGGCACACAGATTGAGTATTACACGGTTGATGGAATGCAAGTGCCAAATGGATCAGTTGTTGGCGGTCTTGTCGTGTTCTACGGAAACGATGAAGGGTTGCTCAACAGAGCTGGGAAAACTATCCGTACTGGTTCGGAACTGGAACGTGCGGCGGCAATGTATGCACGTGAACCCGTGCCATCAATGGTTTTGAAATCAAATGGAACAGCATTGCCAGCCGATCGCATCGCAAAACTGCTTGATGCTTGGGGTGCAGCTCGAAGAAATCGTGGCACCGCTTTTCTCAATGCAGATGTGGAATTGACCACCGTTGGCTTTACTCCAGAGCAAATTGGTCTAAATTCTGCACGCGAAATCATCGCAACTGAATTGGCCAGAGCCGTGGGGATTCCGGCGTATTTTATTGACGCGCCGACAGGATCATCCATGACGTATGCAAACGCCTCGACGGCGCGTCAAACCTTGTTGGACTTTTCGCTATTGCCGCTGATGAACAGCATATCCAGCCGCTTATCAATGCCAGATTTCACGCCATCGACGCAGCGCGTGGAATTTGATCTTAAAGCCTACTTGCGCGGATCAGAAAAAGAGCGTGCAGAGATTTACAAGATTCTATTCGACATCGGAGCAATCACTACCGAAGAAATCAGACAAATGGAGGACATGATCTCATGAAGCTAACAACACCAATGCAAATCACGGCAGCTGATTCAGATGCAAGAACAATTACTGGCCGCATTGTTGCATTTAACGAACAAGCAAATGCGTCAACGGGAAAAGTTGTTTTTGCTCGCGGATCAATTATGCCTTCAGATGTTTTTCTCAATTTAGAGCATGACGTCACGCGCAGAATTGGAAAAAGCATCGCAATGAGTGTCAATGATAAAGAAATGACAGCGACCTTCAAAATCGCAAATACAACAGCCGGTTCAGATAGCTTGGAAGAAGCAATGACGGGATTGAGAGACGGCTTTTCGATTGAACTAGCCGTCGATAACTACGAAATGCAAAAGGATGGCACAATGAAAGTTTTGAATGGACAGCTAAAAGGCGTCGCACTGGTTACCGAACCTGCCGTTCGATCAGCACGTGTTTCGGAAGTCGCCGCATCAGAAGATTCTGAAACTCAAGAAGTATCAGATAAAACAAACCCAAATGAAGGAGACAAAGTGGAAAACACTACCGAACAAGCCGCTCCTGCCGTTGACCCGGTAGAAGCTCCAACAGTCGAACCAGTACAGGCTTCACGTCCTGCATATTTCACAGCACCACGATCACCGATCGTCAATAAGGTTTCATACCTTGAGCATTATTTGAAGGCAACAATTCTTCATGATGAAGATTCACGCCAATACGTAAAGGCAGCAGATAACACAACAGGAACAGCACCCGGAATGGTTCCAACACCGCAAAGCACACAGGTCGTTAACGCATTGGCAAACGCCGATCGCGGAATGATCGATGCTCTAAGCCGCGAAACCCTTGTAGGCGAAGGCATGACATTTGAAATTCCACGCGTCACAGCGGTGCCAGTGGTTTCGAACGTTGCAGAAAATGCACCAGTTACAGAATCATCACTATCAGCAACATTCTTGAGCGTACCTGTCCAGTCATTTAAGGGTCGTGCAATTTCAACGGTTGAGCTCATTGACCGCAGCCGCCCCGAATATCTGACAGCCCTCCTCCAGAATCTCGAATTTGCGTACGCAAAAGTTACCGATGAATTTGCTGTCGGAACCATTGCTGGTGCAGGTCAGCAAACTGGCGTCAATGCAAACTCATCAACAGGATTTTTGGCTTATACATCTCAAGCCGCTGGAGCCGTCTATTCATCAAGCCTTGGATTTGCTCGCAACATTGTCGTTTCACCCGGACAATGGACAAATATCATGGGCTACAACGACAATGGCACACCTCTTTACAACGCGGCACAACCTAGCAATCAGGCAGGAAATGTTCGCGGCGATTCATTGCGCGGCGTAGTTTCACCGGGCTTGAATCTCTTTGTATCTCGTTCAATCGGTAACGCTGGCGCAACAACATCAACAGGTGACTTCTCAATGGCTGTCATCAATCCAGACGCTTGGACATGGTACGAATCTCCACGCTTTACATTGCGAACAGCAATTCAAAGCGATGGCACCATCGATATTCTCTATTACGGCTATGCAGCGATTGCTCCA